TTCGCCATTGTCAAAAACGGCAAAGAGTTCGCCAACTGAATCAACCAGCGGTCTGACATAATTGTCCACGAGGTCTGTCACGATTGGGCCGAGGTCAGCCATCAACCGCTCAAAGGCTGGCAGCGCCTTCTCAGTGATGAACGTCAGGGCCTCATTTACCATTGGCAGCAACTTAGCGCCAAAGGTTTCCATCGCTTCATTGAATCGAATAAACGCAGCCTCCATCTTGACGGCTGTAGTGCCTGCAACCTCGTTTGCAATTCCTCCGAATTGCTCAGTGATTAGATTGAGCGCGGCCATCCCCTTGATGGTTTGTTTTCTTGACTTAGCGACCTTCTCTTCAGTCAGGTAGCCAGTCTTGTCTTTTTCAATTTTGGTTTCTGTCCAATGGATAGTTTTTTGTAGTTCAATTCCAAATGACTTGAGCGCGCGCCCGTTGCCTGCAAACGCCTTTCCAACAAGAGAAGTTGCGCTCGCAAGGTCCATTCCCTTTGCAACGGCAAGGTCTTGAGCAACTCGTTGAATTTTCAGCGCCTTGCTGAAATTGTCCGTGAATTGCGTCGCCGTCTCAATTGAAGTCCTGACGTCATCATCTGTAAATGCAAGACGCTGGCCTGCTTCAATTGCCTTTTCAATCGCGGTAGTGTTTTTCTCAGTGAGCAGACCTCTTGCTCGAAGGGTTGCGTTTAGCCTTGCTGCCGCTTTTTCATCTGCAATTGCGCCAATAACTGCTGCCGTCGCAAATGAAGCAATTGCCCCTGCTGCAGCTAAGGCGCCAGCAGCGATTGCCTTGAACGCGGTCCCCGCTGTGCTTCGCAACTTACCCATTGCGCCGCCAATCTTTCCAAGTGGTCCAGTCGCGGCGTCCTTAGCCTTGATGACGAAGTTTGCGGAGCGGTCAGAGCCAAAAGCCATCAGCGTTGATTCCCTCTCCTGAAGTTCAGGATTGTGGCGCGGAAGGCGCCGTCATTGAGGAACTTCTCCGTGGTGGCAGAGAAGGCTTCCATTGCTCGCTCGATTGTACCTAGGCGCTTGACCGTATCCGTCACGAATGGGCGAGCAGCGACTGGACGAACAGGAACCGCGCCTGAGTTAGTTCGGCGCACCGCTCCACGACCAGCCACAACAAACCAGCCATAGAACACGCCAGAACGTCCACCTTTGATTCCCACCACTGCTCCTGGCTTGTTGAATCGCACGCCACGAGCCTTGACGTTCTTCTGCAACTTGCCTGGGCTCTCGGTTGTATCACCGCGAGGCGCAGCCTGCTTCATTGGCTTGAGCATCGTGCGCGCTGCGTTGAGCGCAGCGAAGGACTGCATGCGCTTGAAGCCGCTTGGGTTGCTGGCTTGGTAGAACCCGATGCGAAGGTCATCAAAGTTCTTGTCGGTCTTGATTTGGAGGACGAGCGAATCGTTAGCGGCCATGATTCTCCTTCGGCTGAAGGTCTCCCATCAGGGTCAGTGTACGAACGAAGTCTTCAGCGTCCCACTCCAGAACCTCGTGTGGTGGGATGTGGAACTCCTTGCCGATGAGATGCGCGGCGATGAGCGGGTGCGGCACAAGTGAACGACCCGCCGCCAGCCGCTGGGCGTCGAGTCTTATCGAGGGGGGAGTGCTGCTACTGCATCGCTCCACTTCGTGATGGCGTCGCTGAGTGCGTCCATCGGCGCATCTAGCACCTGCTTCGCCGGCTCGCCGTTCTCGTCAAGGAAGTTGTGCTTCACGACGAGTCGCTCCAGTGCGTTGAGTGCGCGCTCCACGCTGCCGCTTTGCAGCTCAATGAACACGCGAGCAGGGACGCCTTCTGCCTTCATGGTCGCCGTCCAACCCTCAAAGGGTGCGGACAGGTTCACGTCTACGGTGCGGAACTGTGGCTTGCTCTGGCTCATCTAGCCTCCTCCTTCTCTGCTACTAGGTTGAACTTACGGCAGCGCCGCCAAGTCGCTATTCACGAGGATGCGAAGGCTCTTCGCGCTCACCGTGTCGTAGACCAACGTGCCAGTCACGGCCATCGTCGTGAGTCCGTCTTCGGCTCCCGCCATCTCTTGCACTTCGGTCGGCACAATCATCGCCATGATGTGCGCGCTGTAGGTGCCGTTGCTCCACGATAGGCGCACGCCCTTCGGCGTAGCTGCGCGGTAGGCGTCGTACCAGGTGCTGACTGCCGAAGCGGTCGAGGAGACGGTCATCGTCAGCGTGCCGCTGAACGGATTGCTCTCGCTGTGTGTGCTGAAGGTTGTCGTTCCTGCGAGGTACGACTGGCGCGTGATGCCTGCGTTGAAGTCAAGGCTGAAGTCGAGCAGGTACTCGTACGCTGTGCCGTCTGCCGTGCCTGGGAAGGATGAGCCGTGCTGGAAGGCGTTCCAGAGGCGTCCTGCCATGAACGGTGAGGTTGGTGTGCCTTCTGCCAGCGTCGCGCTGTTCTTCGCAATGTTCTGAGCGAAGAGGTTGGCGCTCAGGTTCGTGAGTCCGCTGCGGTCTGCCGCGATGGTGATTGACTCAGCGAGGCAGTAGTTGGCGACGTACTGCTGAATGCCATCGGTTGCCACGAGCGAGTAGGACGTTGGATTGTTCGCCGCCGTCATCGAGTAGTCGTAGTCCCACTCGTATGGCGCAGCCGTACCAGCCACCGTGTCGGTCTTTGTCATGGAGAGCCAGATTGGAAGTTCGCCCACGCTCACCGCAGGAACGGTGGCGCTCAAGGTTGGCTCAATGGAGACGATGGTGCCGGTGGAGCCGATGAGCGGGTTGCGAAGTGCAACTGAACGCTCGGCGCCAAGTTCAATCGTCACGCCATCTGAGATGACGCCAGTTGGCGTCACGAGCAGCTTGCGGCCGCCAGAGGTAAGCGTTGGAATCGTTCCAGGCGTCGCTTCCTTGAAGGCGACGAGTTTGCTGAACAGGACGTTGCCTGCGGATGCGGCTGGCATTATTCGGTCTCCTTGTCGTCTTCAGCCGCTGGTGCGGCATTTGCTGGTTTGGCGATTCCTGCCGCAATCCACGCTTGCGCGAGGGCTGCGGGTGCGCTGATTGTAGACCCATCAAGCGGCAATCCTCCGACGAACTCTCCTTGTGGAAGAGCGCCAGCGATGTATTGCACCTCGATGTGGCTGATGACTGGGTACGAGATTGGCTTCTTCAGGCTAGGCACTGGTTGCAATCGCCTCCACGCTTGCCACTTCAATCGTTGCCGAGATGGTGAGGTAGTCCTGGTCTGCCCATGTGTCGGTGCCGATAGCAGTCGAGACCACGCTCGCCTGCGCCACGGCGTCTGTGCCATCTAGCGTCACGCCGTCAATGAGGCTGTCGCGCAACCATGTGCGCCACGCCATGAGGTCGGCATACTTGCGACCGAGGTCTGCCTGCGGCTGGATGTAGATGGTCGCGTTGATGGTCAGCGTGATTTGGCGATTGCTCGCGCCGTAGCCCACCGTGTCGTCGCCTGGCACGAGGACGCAGGCTGGCACCACTGGAAGATTGTCCGGCGGGAAGGTGTGAACCTGTCGCAGCGTGTAGCCAGCAGGAGCCGACTTCGCACTGAGGTGCGCGGCGAGTCCAGCGAGAATCGTTGCGTCGTTGAAGCTCACCGCGCCAGACCTTCGCGTCGGCGGTACTGCTCAAGAAGAACCTGCGACTCAGGGTGCAGTGCGCGCGTCTGGCGAAGGATGCCGCCGAGGTCTTGCGAGCCAATCACGCCGAACGGCGAGGTGCGGCTTGACCAGACTGCTCCTGCTTGAATGATTGCCGCCTGCTTGACTGCGCTTGGCACGGCTGGCCATCCAAAGACGCCGATAACCTTCACGCCGCGATAGACGCCCTTCGGGAAGTTCTTTGGCCATGTGACGCTGACCTCGATGCTGCTATACGGCCAGCCATCCAGCGCGTTGTTCGCCGGTGCGAACACATAGTCGGTGTTCGCAACCCACGTTGTCTCATAGGTACCGTCTCCATTGTCGTCGGTGGTCAGCGATGAGATGCTAACGAGGTCATCGGTCAAGACGTACTGGAAGTCCTGCGCCGTGTAGTAGCGCGTCTCTGACGCAGTGCCAAAGCCCTGGCGTCGGTCGGTGTAGTTGTCAATCAGCGCGTCGGTTGCATCAAGCACCGACTGCAGCGCGGTGTCGTCGGTCGTATCGGCAGTGCCGATTCCGATAGCAGCCTTGAACTCTG